TCTTGCCCATGTTGCCCTCGACATTCTTGAACTCTCTGGAAGCATTGTCCTTTGCTTGTATCAGTACAGATACTGTTGCTGCGTCAGCCATTGCTGTCCACTGCCTCTACCATCTCTGTCCAAGCAGCCACTTGGCTGGGATGCATATGACTAGCATCTTGATTGTGTTGCTCCCTTGCACTAACCAACATACGATAATCTAAAATCTCCCTAATCACTGCCCAATTTTCATTCATCGCCTCACTAGGTAAGCAATGAAAAGCCTCGCAGATAACTCCTATGGTCACTGCTTCTGGTTGAGCGCCATCTCCAAGGATGTGTTCTCCGATTGCTCTGAGTCTTTTTTTCTGGCATCCACTGATTCACCCCCATTAGTTGCAGACATCAGCCAGAGCAGTTCTTCAGAGGATAAACCCTCCAGAACATCTGGGCGATTGTAGGGCTGTTCCATTGCCTCTCCCATCAAATCAGTCCAGTTCCATGCGACCACCCTGCGAGATAATTCCTCACAAAGTGTTGTTAAATTCTCACCAAGCTGAGTGCTATCTCCAGAAGAATTTTGCAGCTTGGAAATCTGCATCACCTCCCTCACTGTCATCACTGGCATCACCTCAACCCACTCCCCTGCATGGATATAATAAGGAGTACCTGGGGTAGTGATTGCACCATCCTCCACCACCTGTCCAACATTGATTGCACAAGCATCTGATAGCACTTTATGGGCTGGTATCTTGGGCTTCATAGAGCCTCTCCTTCACTGAAATTTATCCCTATATATAGAGATACTAGGTATGCCATTGAGCCTCTGCATATCAGAATGTAATACTGATTATTACCAGGGTCAGTTTTTCGATACCCTTTTCCTGGCGTTCTAAGCCGTTTTAAAGGGGATATATTTTTTAGTTAAACAAGTATTGGCAAGCCCTGGAAACTCGACACCCCTATTTTCAGTACCTTTGTTCTGATTCTGGGCTTCTTGGGATATATTAAAATGTGGCCCTTTTTGACAAGAAAAGGGCCACATAAATCACTATCCTCTGGTTGGCGCAGCAGCATCCAAAGCAGCAGAACCGCCATTATGTCTGAAGCTTGCTGAGTAGGTTATAGGCCCACCAACAGTGCTGGAAATGGAGTAAGAAGTGACGATGGCAAAACCGTTATAGCCTGTGCTGCCATCCGGTTCAAAGTCCCATTCCTCCCCCTCCAGACCCAGTTCATTGAAGATAGTTATATCCCCAGCCCCTGCTGCCAAGTCAGCAAATCCGCTAACGTCTACTGTCGCTGTTGGCTTGCCTGCCAGGAAGTTTTGATAGGTATCGCTGAAAGCTGTAACGTCTGCTTCAGGAACTGTGAAGTTCAGGGTTACTGAATTTAACTCATCCTCTAGCGCTACGCTATCAAATGAAAAATCTGCATCCTTGCCGTGGGTTCTAGCCATAACGGTTATCTCCTTATAATGTTTCTAACTATGACACTGCTCTAGTTGTAGAGCCTGAGCATTGAAATGTTGCGCTGTAAGTAGCTGCTCCACCAACTGGAAGGGTGATGGTATAACTGCTGCAAATCGCTCCAGTTAAGCCAGAGGAGGTGCAAGTGTATTCAGGGCTATTGCTATCTGGCCCTGCGCCATCTGGGTCATACACCAGAGTCTTTGGCCCACTGGTTGTATGGATATGGTCAAAGATAGTGGCATCTCCCTGACTTGCAGCTAAATCAAGGATACCTGAAACATCGAAAGTCACATTCTTCTTGCCAGCTATGAAATTCTGATAAGTGTCTGCAAATGCAGTAACTTCGCTCTCTGCCACCGTAGCATTCATTGTGATGCTATTGAGTTCATCCTCGATGCTGACAGAATTGAAACTGAAATTGCTGTCCTTCCCGTGGGTTCTAGCCATCGCTTCCTCCTATGTCACGTAATAGCCGAATGAAACGTAATTTTTGAATGTTCTACTGCCTGTGCCAGTAGACTGAATCTGCACCCGCCACCATGACTCTGATGCCGCTGGGCCAGTAGCCGTGGTGACGATATGAGAAACTCCGGTACTGTGCGTGATAGTCCCAAAGTTGATTTGAGTGGTGGGGCTTCCCCAGGTATCATTTGTCTCGCTCTGGATTTCCAGGGCGATGGTGTTACTGCCAGAGCCGCCCATCTCCACCATGCGCCAGATGCCCACAATGGTTGTTGTGGCTGCGAAAGTGCCTAGGTTGTAGCCAGTGCCATTAGCAACAACTGTGCTGCCATTGCACGTTATGGTATTGGCCTCAATGATGCGAGAGCGCACTGGCGCAGATGCACCCTGCCAAGTGACATTGCAGGCAATGGCATCGCCTATGGTGCTGACCCTTGGAGATGAAGAGATGTTGGTCGCGCCTTCGTACCCAAAATTGCCTTCATCCAGACCCCCTGGATAGATACCAACTCTGCGATTGGTAGCCGTCAGGTCAGTGAACATCTCGCCATCATAATTAGGGCTGGCAGTTGACCACAGACCATTCACATTGAATGTAAAAGTAGGTTTACCCTGAAGAAAAGTCAGGTCAGTATCAGCAAAGGCAGTGACCTCTGCTGGACTCTCTGCAAAGCTCAAGTCCATTGAATTGGACACACCGCTAAAATCAAATTCATCCACTAATAACCCTGCTGACTTTGCTGTGATTCTAGCCATTCCTTCTCCTCTTCTTTGGCTTGGGTATCTCTGCTAATCTAGCCTGCGCCCACTCTGCATCGGAGTCCTCATATATTTTGACTGCTCTTGTTCTCAGTAGCGCTTCAATATCCACAGGCTCATCCCCATCTAGAGTAAATCGTTGCCCTGGATGAAATCGGACGCTGGAGGGCGTGATGCCTGGCCCCTGCACCATATGCAATTTACAAAGGGCCAAATACCAGATTTCATTCATGGGGCCAGAGATTGTCATGCTGACTGTGTGCCGCCTTGCGTTCGATTGCCATTGTATACGGAGTCTTGAAGGCAATCGAATTCTTAAACTCGCGCTTTGAGCCGCAATGCCGACAAATTCCGTTGCTGACAGGGCCACTCGCAGCACCAATAACCCAATGGTGGACACACTTAACTTTCATCTGCGAGGATGCGATATAGCCCTCCAATATGCTGAAATATCTTTCCATTCAAATCTTCAACCAGATAGAAATCTGACTCTCTGCGACACATTAGCAAGCTGTGGCCTGTGATGCTGAGAGAGGCATCCTGCATGGCAGAATCTATCTGGGTGTCTATATCTGCTGCGCCCTTGGGCCACCTGCTCTCATCAATGGCCTTTATCATGTACACAGCCGCCCCTCCTCTGCCTGTATAGGCAAAGTAATCATCAACCTTGCTCATAGCCTGGAACACCACGAATGGGGCTGTGGTGCTTTCTGGAGCCATGAGATTGAACACCCCTCCAGTCGCCTCATTGGTCACTGCTGCGATATTCAGCTTGTCGAATATCGCTGTGTCTAGGTTGACTCTTAGATTAGCCATCTATCCATCACTAAAAAGGAATAATTTGTTCCAAGGCTTCTTCAAAGCGAGGTGCTTCCTTCTCCAAAGCAGGAATCATAAAAGGTCTGGCGCTCATGTAGCGTGTACCAAATTCTATGAAGGGCGCATACTCTGTGGTCGGCCCGATTTGCTGGGTGAAGGATGGCGTGCCTGGAGAAACAAAGATGCTGCTCCTAGTATCCCCAGTATCCACAGCAGGCCAGTCAGTCATGCGCTGCTTGGCATCTGTCTCAATATTGCGAGCAGCTATCTGCACCACTGCTTTAATCTTATCCTGAAACCCAACGTTCATCTTAGATAATTTCTCTATATCTACCTTGACTTCAACATTCATTTCAAAAGCTGCCATAAAAACAAAAAGACCCTTGACCCTCTGCAATGAGGTATCAAGGGCTTCCAAGAGCCTCTAAATATGTATAGCTGGCGCTCTAGGCACTCTGGGCTTCAGCGAGCCTCTTAGCTATCGCCATTATAATTTGAGTTTAACCTCAAATCAAGAATCCCCTATGGGAACCTCAACAAAGCCACCTTGACCATCTGCCTTCAGTCGCACTGTCGCATCTTCTGCTGCAAAGGTGCTGACCACTCCACAGCGCCTGCACTTCACCTCTACCTGGCTGTTACCCTCAAGGCGAACCCTAGCCAGTAGATGCCTGCATTCCTCTCTCCTGCATCGAGCCTCAACCCACAGGGTTAAACCTTGCGTGCCTGACATCGCTTAGAGGTATCCCATGAGCGAGAGGATGTAACAGACACCACCTCATAAGTGTCCTCTCCATGAGAAATCCTGTCAGTCTGTTCCAGGGATTGGTTATAAGCTACTGTCACAGTAAATCTCACATCCACATCTTCCCTCGCCACTGCAAACTTCTCAGCAGAGGACATGAAAGCAATACGAGCAGGGATGTTCTCATAGGCGATGTCCCATGATTCTGAGAACCCTCCCTGCTTATCGCTTTCAAGGGTGCGCCTGAGGATGCTCACTGCATCTGGCAGCGCCTTGCTTGCCTCAGAACGCATGTAGGCCACATCACCTGTCTGCAACAGGTAATCAGCCATCTGAGTACCTGCCATATTGTCCAGTGCCTGAGTCCAAGATATTCAGGCCAGTGACCTCATCAGAGTCAGTATAGACAGAGTAACCATCCTTGCGCCTTGGCATGACCACAGTGGCTCCCCTGGCTCTGTTGCGTAGTCGCCTTGCTAGCTTCTGGTACATCATGGTTACTTGGTTCTTCTGGAAGGATGCGCCATCTGCTGAAAAGGAGAAGTCTCTTGCAAAGCGCACAGCGAGGACTTCACATGCCCTCGCTGAAGAACCCATGATACTATCGCCTTCCTGTGAGAGGAAATCATCCAGTTCAGCATCTTGGAAGAGCGCCCTGCTTGCGTCAGTGTCGCCTATCTCTAGGCGCACCCTGTCCCTGTCAGCGCTGCTACCTTCTGTGTAACTGAAAGCCATCAGACCCTCACAAACACAGTCATAGTCAAAGCATCTGTCAGAGCATCGCAACCTGCTATTTCTGTAAGCAGATTGCCATGAACAATAGCTGGGATATAAGCCCCTGTGATAGCTGACGCAGAACTATCATCTAGCTGATGGGTTGGATAAAACCAAGCATCAGTTGCAGAGTTAGTGACAGTCAGTATGGTGACAGACACTGGCCCTCCTGGGGAGGAAAGTGTGGTGTCTGTCGATGCAGGTGCACTGGCATGGAAGTCCATGCGTACTGCCAGCAGTTCACAGTAGGGCAGGGCTGTGACTAGGCTTCCTGTAGCTGAAGCATCACTGCCTGTAGTTGACACCTTGATGGTGTGCTTTTCGATAGCCATCATGCACCAGCATAGTAAACAACGACTACATCTACTGAGTCATCATCATTGGCTTGAGAGACAGTTATCTTGATGTTATCTGCCACACACACCTTGTCATAGACTGAATAACCATCAGCATATTCGATGTCTGCGCCAGCATTGTTATCCACAACATGGCGAGGATGGAACCAGCCGTTACTGTTCGCATTGGTCAGTGTCAGGATGGTTAGCGCAGGCCCATTGTTCCCTGCTGTTGCTATCACCAAGTCTGTACTTGCTGGAGGTGACCCATTATAGGTCACCCCAATCGAGCAAATCTGACCTACTACCACATGGCTGGATGTGTTGTTGTTGGTACTAGCACCGGAACCGCCATCAGTGGCACCGCTAGAGATTGAAACCGATGAATAGCCGTACATCTAACCCTCCCTAACTGTCTATGGCGGGTAGTATGTAGCCGGATGCCGTGTCAGTTGCGGAGCCTAGATTATCGAATTGACGGACGCCATCAGCATCAATCAAGACTTCACCCGCAGTGTCAGCGTGACCAATGCGATTGTGGGCGATGATGCCAGTGTTGTCAGAAGTATCACTGTCAATCAGCAAATCACCTGCGGTGTTGAGCCGATAGATATGGTTGTAACTAATCTCACAATCAGTGACATCCTTCCCTGTTGCCACCGATATGATAGCTTCGGAGTTAGCCGTTCCCATGCGGATGCTGTTATTGGTGAACACCAAGCCAGCGATGTCGCCACCAATGTCAATGATTCCATTGTTGCCAGCGTCAGGCGAAATCACCACATTGTTGGTGAACTCCAAGCGGTCAGCTTGGTTGTCAGTAGTTGTGCCTTTAATCAGGTCAACAAAATTCATATTTGTCGCAGTATCGACAAACCTGCACTTGTTCACAACAAACCCAGCAGCGCTAAGGTCAAAGACCTCAACAATGTCAGCATAGTTCATGCTGAAAATCAGGTTGTGGAGTTGAACATCAGCAGCAGTCACATTGATGTCAGTGCTGGTCGCTGTGTCCAGAGTGATGGTTGGTCGAGAGTTCCCAACACCCATCCCAATGACAGTTATCCCAGCGACATCAAAGGTAATCGCAGCAGCAGCAGAGATAGTTTCACTGTGGCCTGGAGCCACAAGAATCACATCACCATTGTTGGCTGTGCATTTGCCAACTGCGCCGTCAATGGTGGCAGCAGGCTGTTTAGGATTGGTGGCAGCGTTGTCGTTGTCTGCGGCATCTGCGCCGCTGTCAACGTGGTAGACATCACCAGTGGTTAGCAGTGGACTGCCTATACCACCAAGCCCCTCGACAGGGACTCCTCGTGATTTCACGCCAGAGGGAAAGTTAGTAGGCATTACCAGTTTCTCCTTCAAGAAACCAGTGGGGGCTTACGCCCCCACCAGCTTGCCTTATTTAGTGTTAGCTAGGGTTTTGGCCGTATATCCAGCGCCAGTCAGTCCAGCCTATGCCATATCTCATATAGCCTCTGAATTTTGCTGTGAGGCCATCGAAATCTTCAGCAGTGCTGAACTCTGGCCTGATGCGCCACTGCCAGATGAGGTGTTGTTTCATCAGGGCAGAGTCAATCAGGAACCAAGCATTTGCATCAGTCAATCTATCCCAAACCACTGGCTGGAAGCGACCACTGAACATGTTGAGGTCATACTGGGCAGAACCTGGCTCATACAGCGCCCTTTCACTCACTAGCTGAGTCGCTGTGCGCTCTAGTTCTGGTGGAACTAGGAGCATGTTAGGGTTCACTCCCAAGAGTTGCCCTGCATCATCAGTGAAGTTCCGCATTGCCTGGCGCGTGGTATCGAGATTGTCGATAGTCAGAGCCAGAGTTGCTTCATTGGCCTGGGTTGTTCCAGTATCAGCAGGACTGTAAGGATGCGCAGTGCTGAGAAGTCCTACACCATCAGCACCATTGGTGGATGCACCCATCCGGTTCGTGCCGGAGTCAGTGAATCCATTGATGAACACATTGACAGCATCCTGTTCGATAGTGTTATTGAAACTATCAGACATGTTGCTGGCCCTTCTGCGAATCTGACCATACTGGTCATCATCAACTAATCTGCGCTCAACTTGGATGCCCATCGCAAATTCATAATTCCTTATGTCAGTGCGATAGCCAGCATCAAAGTCATGGTAAGGAACAGTCCCATCAAATGGGGGAACCAGACCCTGAGCGCCCATGCCTTGGTATTCCTCTTGGAATCGAGTCGAGGACTCAACCCCAAAGAGCATCTCCATGATTGGCCTGGGGCGAGACATACCTATGTCATAGATACGCTTCAGCCCAGGCTTCAAGAGGTCTGCAAAATTACCAGAAGTTAAAGGCATCTAGCCCTCCTACTTATTGAACCTTGGAAAGATAGTGAACTGGAGCGCAGAACTGGATGCGAGTTTCGTCGCTGGCTTGACGTTTCCGCTCAACCACTACGAACTCGTTATTGGACGATGCGGCGACAGTCTGTGCGCCTGTCGCGCCTGACACATCGAGAAGTGCGCCAGCCAGTCTAGCACTGGTGTCATTAGGGTCAGCATAAACAGCGTCAGGGTTCACAATCGCTTTTACAACTGTAGTGCTGTCAGTGCCACTGACCTTGCCTGGCTCGCCATCAGTGGCATCATTGGGGTTTTCAGGCCCAACAAACACACCAGCAGCAGCGGTATCTCCTGTTGCCAGGAGGTCAACCTCGCCAGATTCGATATTGAGCATATCCCCTCTGGTCAAAGTCTCTGAGTCCTTCATCAGGAAAGTCAGAATCAGTGGGCGACCCCCACTGATGTTATATCTCCACTCAAAACCATTAGCAGCCATAATTATCTCCTATGCGTTCTAACCGCAATTCAGAAATTAGATTCCTTGGGAATATTCTTCTTCAGTCATGCCCATCAATCGCGCTGCTTCTTGTTGGTCTGCTGTCAACCTGAGGGCTGGGGCAGCTTGCCCACCCTCTGGATTGATGTTAGGTATGCGATTAGCAGCGCCCTTGAGATACGGTTTATCTTCCAGTAGTTGGGTCAGGGCATCCTCAACACCAGTGACACCATCTTTGGCATCATATTTCACGCTGCTCTTATCGAGTAATAGATAAGCAGCATCTGGGTCAACTATGCCTAACTGAACAGCCTTCACTTTGACCTCACTGGAAATCAGGGCATTGGTCAATTGAGTATTGGCCTCTGCTGTCTGCTTCTCAGCTTCTGTGGCTCGCTGTGTGAGCCGTTCAGCCTCAGTGAGTTGGGCCTGTTCCAGTTCATCTGCCCTCGCAGCCCTTGTCTTGAGGTCGCCGTAATCGCTGAATTGGCCCCTGACCTCTTTTCTGGCCTGACCAACCATGCGATTTACTTCCTCTTGGCTAAAGGAGCGGGTATCTGTCTCAGCAAGTGGAGTCGCTGGCTGCGCCCCTACCTCTGTTGCCTGGGGAATCCCCCCATCTTCTGGTTGAACCGTATTATTTGTGGTCATCCTTTCCCCCTATTTATACCCGCAGGGTTGCGGTAGTTTTTGGAGTATATGAGGATTTGAGTTTAAACTCAATAACCTTAGTGACATGTCATATGTCATTTAACGAGTTTCTAAAAAGCTTGACATTGCTTGCCATGTCCTGTAACATAAACCTATCAAGTAACAAGGAGTCACAAGATGATAGCAAACAAGATGGCCCGTAATTCAGTCAGAATAGGTTGGAGCCAAGAGCAATATGACAGTCGAGAAGAGGCCAAGCAAGCAGGGCAGGATTACCTAGAAGCGTTAGAATCCAAGTATCAGGCAGGCAGGTCTTTCAGAGTAGTCAGCGTCAAATTCTCCCCAAAGTTTGAATATGAGATATACCTTGGAGATAAACCCAGAGAATACTACCAGAACTAACACCAAGGGAATCAAAAGAAAAGGGCCAGGGTTTTATCCCTGGCCCTTTTCTTTTGTCATTTCCCACGTTTGCTAATAGCGCCCTTGTTCCCTCTCAAGCGCTTATCTCTTGGTGGCCCAGTCTTAACTCTGCCCTTGGGTTTGTATCCCATTTCTTTCTTGCTTGGCATCTATACCTCCTTAGCCCCACAGTTCGCACAATACATCCTTTCATGCCATCTGGTGCATGGAGCATCCATGAGAACCACTTCCTTGCAACTGTAACAAGTATTAAAGACCTCAAGCAGGGTTTTGGGTCTTGTACGCCCCAGGCGCTTCTTGTGAGGCTGCAATGGGTTCCATGTGTTCATCATGTCCTCTATGGTTCTGCTCCAGTCCACAATGAGTGCAAAGCCTCATCACTATCCCAGCTTGCACATAAACTGTGCGCTCATAAGGCCAAAGAGGAGCCAGAACTAACGTCTTCTCTCCACAGTGATAGCACTGCATCTATGGGGCTTCTGGCTCTTGCGCCTCTTCCTCTGCCGCAGGTTCCTCAACAACCTCTGATTGTTTGCGCCGTTTTTCAACTACTGCCACAACTTCCTCAACAACTGGCGCTGGCGCTGGGACTGCATCGACAAATTCAACACCACACCCTTCACAGATAGGCCCAGTGGTTGCGACTAGCCTGCTCCTATCGCAGAAAGGACACCATGCAACACCCCTGCGCTCCCTTACAACTGGCCTGGATTCCCCTGTAGATGCTTGGATAGCTTCCATGTCGTTACTCCTCACTCTCTTCTGCTGCTGCTTCAGCTTCTTCTCTAGCAATCCTCGCCCTTGATTGGGCGAATGTTTCCCTGAAAGCCATCTCCCATTCAGGAGTTGGCTCTATGAACTCTGTTCCTGATATGTCTGTTGGCCCTTCTGGTTGCGTCATTATTTGGCCTCTCTAACAAAGTTATGGATTTGTCTGATTCGGACATTAACATATGGCCCTGTCAGGTCAGTGAAAGGGTTCTTCCCTGCTGTGCGCTCAACACTTAACACTTCAAAGCGTCCATGAAAAATGCGCTCTTTCTCGCTTACATACTTACTGATGGGTGCAATATTTAGACCTTTTGCCCCAGCTTCTAATTCAAGCACTACTGATGACCCTCGAACTGAGGACTTTCCTACGGCAGCAAAATCGAACGCTACATTTGGCTCAGTTGAAAAACTGGAAAGCTGCATATCAGTCTTTGAGCCTACTTTAAAGATATCTTGTACCTCATCTAAGTTTTTCCCCTCAAAGACAAAGCCCCTATGAGTAGTCACATTGACTCTAGGCGCAACAGAGACAGCTTCTGCTATTCTAGCCCCAGCTATTTCATCAAGTGACAAGTCATCACTGCCAGATAACCATTTAGTCGCTCCCCTTCTGTGTGTGTCACTGCCTCCACTGGCCCAGCCCTCTACGGCCCTTCCCAAATTGCGTCCATCATCTGTGCGAGCAAGTATCTCGTTATTCTTCATTGCTGCGTCAAGAGTCTCCGCATCTGCCCACTGTGAAAGGTCTTTTGATGACTTGTTAAAGCGAGAAGATACATTGGTCACTTCCCTGTGCTTGGGAATCACCTCTGCCTCAACCTCAATACCCTTGGGCTTTACCTTCTTTGCTACCTTTCCAGCTACCTTTATGGGAATCTCTTTTATTTTCTCGACAGCAAGCCATGTGACCAAGGTAGCCCCTGAATCAGTGACCATCTCTTTGATTGGTGCAACTACAGCAGTGTTGCCCCAGATAGGATGTCTGGTCTTTTTCACAAAGTCGAAATAGTCTATCTCTCCAGCTTGGAATGCCTTGAATTTCCCTGGCCCCATCATCTTGGATTGTGTCGCCAGCGTCTGGTTATTGAACCAACCCATAGCCCCCTCAGGCTTGGGTGGTTCAGGTATGCTCATCCCTAAATCACCATAAGTCAGCGTGACTGGCACTATGGCACAACGACAATTAACATGGGCATCCAAAGCTTGGTCATTTCCATAGAGGTTGCCATCCAGAACAATGCAGGCTATGCAAGTCCTGTCATCCTTAGCTGCCATCCTGCGATAGCCCTTGATAAGGTCTGGATTCGCTGCATACTGCAACCTGCTTGCTTCTCTATGCGCTCTCAGTGTTTCAGTGCGAGATATGGCAAGCGCCCTTGTTAGGCCCATGCCACTTTTAATAGATACAAGGTCTGCTGTCTTCCTGGGGCTGTAGCCTAAAGCTATCCCTTCTCCCACGCCCTCCCTGACAGCCCTTGCTGTCTGTGGCCCTAAAGGTGCAAGGAGATTGCCCAAGGGAGCGCCATCAGCAGAGATGCCAACAAAGTTGGCGAAAGCCTCTCTAGGCAACCTTGACCATGAGATGCCCTGCCTTGCCAGCATGTTAGGTGTGATGCCAGGAGGAAGACCTGCAAGCATGGCAGCTTCCGTTGCCTGCTGAGAAAGAGCGACTGCTGCTGCCTGACCTTGACTTATCTGTGTAGCAGCAATCGCAGCGAACTGTTTCATCTCGCCTCTGATTTGCGTTTGCAAATCCTTCATCATCCCAAGGCGCATGACCTGCCAAGGCTTCAGCTTCTTAGTTTTGGCTATCGCTGTCACAGCCTGCACCTGTTTCCTGATGCTGCTATTGATAGGTCTATAAGCCTTAACCATAGCCTTCATCTCGCTGGCTTCTAGAGCATCCAGGCGCTTTCTGAAACCCTCAACAGCCTCTTGTGCGCCAACTGGCCCTGCCACTAGACCTCTTCAACCTCCTCAACCTCAGCGGCAGCGCCACCAAACCCATTCCCTGCGTTGAAGGTTCTGAGTATCTCAGCGCCTATGTTGGTATCTGCTGACCTCTCCTGTAACTGGTCATCATCCATCTGGTCTATCTCTTCCTGGCTGTAGCCCATCTCTCGCCACAATTGGTGCTTACTTATTCCCAGTTCTGCCTTAGACTTCAGAACTTCCATGTGGGCCTGCTCATTGCGCGTTTCAGGGTCATCCCATTCCATCTCTAATGAGACATCAGCCAGGTTCGCAACCTTGGAGCCAAATGCCTCTTGAACCCTGAGGGCCATCATCAGGCAATCCTCCCAGGAGTTGCCAAAGTTCACCTGTCTTTGCTTGGCCTTCTGAATGAGTCCACTCTCAGCAGTCTTCAGGGATTCGCCTGATGGCGCTCCTCCCATAATCTGGAACAGGTGCTGTGGAGTCCTGCTTATACCAGCGATGTGCTGGACAAAGGTTTCAATGGTTCTCAGAGGCCCATCAACATTCGCCCCCTCCCATTGTCCAACCTGCCCACCAGAATCCAACTCTGTATGAAACTCTGTAACAGACCCAGGCATGATGTCGAGCCTGCTGCTGTTGTGGTCGATGTCTACTGTGTACCTCTGAGGAAACGCCAAGGTGTCCAGTATCATCACAAGGTCAATCAGGGTCTTGTTCAATAAGTCCTGCAAAGGGATGATATTGTCTATCTCTGAGGTGCCAAAGTCCTCACCTAATGGCTTGTTCTTGAAGTGGATGATGGGAACTCCGATAGGTTCTCCATTGCCCATGACCCAAGGAGTGGGCCATTCCCCATCATCCATGTCCATGTAAGGCGACCAAACACCGCCTCTCGCCACATACTTCTCAACCCTGTCAGGATAGTAGATGTTCAATCTGGTTTCTGGTTCATCCCCAAGATGTGGGTATTGCAGCCATTTCTTGCTGGCCCAGTCTATCTGTCTGGTTGTCTCGCTGTAATGAGGCACAATCATCTCAGCCATCTGGTGAGTCCATCTAGGGCGCTCATTCGCAGCATCCCAGTCACAGAGCAGGTAACTATCCCCAACCATCACAGTGTCTGTGTGAATCACAACCTGGGTATAATCTGACCTGTTCTTCTGCCATAAGTCCCAAGCCCATTCAGAAACAAGGTCATTATTGCTGCCTATGCCAATGATTCTGAGTCTTTCAGCTAAGGACTCAACAACAACATTGCAGTAGTTATCCCTGAAGGTAAGCCTGGGAGGTAGGAACTTCTTGAGCCTGTCTGTCAGGGCTGTGTCATGTTCGCCATGATAGTAGCGCCTCGCCAGTTCATAGTCATCGCGCCTTTCATCAATCTGGTGCTGTATCCACCGCATCAGCGATTCGCTAACAAGGTTGCTATTTGAGTTTAAACTCAAGACCATCTTTACCTACCTATCCCAGTATTTAGGGTCATCAGGGTTAAGCCCCAATGGATTGTATCCATTGCGCCTGCCCACACCAATCAAGTCATGCACCTCTGGCCCTGACAGGCTGGCTAGGTCTTGCCTCATAGCCTGCCTGAGAACGCCAACAAAGGCATCAACTTGGTCATCATGCGCCCCATTAGGAAACATCCCCAACTCATCGAGGAATGGCCCCAGCCACTGAGCATCGGATGGTATTGAAACCCTCCCTGCTTCCAGCATCCCTGTCACAGCATTGGCCCTTGATACCTTGTCCTTGTCCACTCGCACTGGAAGAACAGGCAGGTTAGTCTCTTGCCTTAGAGACTGGACAAGGGATTGCCCACTCGCTGCATCTTCTACGAATACCCTGTTGGGTTCATAGCGCCTGTATAAAGCCTGAGCAACTCTGGTGAGGTTGGGATAGTCCACCTTGTCTCTCCACACATCAAGGACATAGAACATGTCCCTATCCACTCCCATAGTCACACAAGCAGAGTAGTCATTGCTCTCGCCTGTCTTGTATGCAGTATCCCAGAACTGATAGACCTGCCCAATAGTTCTGGGCCTTTCTTGATGGAACCTCCACCATTGGAACTTGAATAACCCTCCCTCAGCCAGGGCAGGACGCTGCTGATAAAGCCCTGCCCAGTCCTCAAGGCCCACAGCTTGCCTGATGCGCTGCAAGGAATCCACATCATACCGCTCAGGCCACAGGGCATCTCCAGCGTCACGGTATAAGTCCTCGTCCTCTGCGATGGCAGGAAGCCTGATATGTTCCCAGGTTTCTGCAAACTGTCCTTCTCCCTCGCTCAGTAACTGCCCAATCAAATCATCTTCATGCCATCTGGTCATCACTATGATGATTGAGCCACCTGGCTCCAATCTGGTTCTAGCAGTGCTGCGCCACCAGTCCCAGAGATGGGTTCTGGACACCTGTGATTGGGCCTCTGCCCTGTTCTTGATTGGGTCATCAATGATGAGGAGGTCAGCACCTCGCCCAGTGATTGGCCCTCCAACACCAGCAGTGGTCATACCTCCACCTTGGACGAGTTCCCACCTGGCAGCAGCGCCAAGGTCATCCGATAACTCCATCTCAATCTCTGAATTGACGATAGTGTTCCTGACCTTTCTGCCCCAGGAAGCAGCAAAGTCTGCTGCATAACTCGCAAGGATAATCCTCTTGTTGGGAAAGTTGGCGAGATACCAAATAGGAGTCCAGTGAGAAAGAAGTTCACTTTTCCCATGTCTTGGCGGCATGGAAACAATCAGGCGCACTGGCTTAGTAGCCAACATGGAAACCTTACTGGAAAGAAGGTTCAGGTGATTCTGGCGCTGCCAAGTGCCATGCGACCACCTAACTGCTGTCGCTGCTGGTGTCGCCCTCCAAGCGTTGGGCAAGATGGTCGAGAGCGATTCTTGATTGAGGGTCTTTAATGAGGTCATTTACAATCCCAATCATAACTTCTGCTTGGATTGGCCCACCACTTGGGCCAGTTATCTCTGTCTGCGTCCTCCCAAGGGAATCGCCCAGCGCTCTTAGTTCAACGTCTGTGGCTATCTTCAGCATCTGGGCAAGGACTGGCACAGGTATCTCATCTGCTGCCATGTTCTCAAGGCGCTCTAAGACTTTTTCCTGCACTTCCCTGGCTAATAATGCATGTCTGTCCCTTGCAGCATAGAGTTCGCTTAGATGGCGCTCTCTAATCAGTCTATCTAACTCTTGGTCATAGACCCTGCACCTGTTGACCCAGTTCCAGCGACTTGACCACCTGTGGATTAAAGCAGTGGATTTCCCTAACTCTTGGCATACCTTCCCTATACTTCTGATGCCTAACCCTAAATCTCGATAAATGACAAACGCAGCAAAGGCTGTCGCTGTTTCATTCGCTTGCTGTTCCCAAGGTTCAATTGAGTTTAAACTCAAATTATGACATGTCATATGGCACAGTTTAGGTAGAAAGGGGCAAAAAGAAAAGCCCCCAGTCTCCTGAGGGCTTGCAATATTAGAACAGTGTTGGAGAACACTGCCTGAGGCAGTTTAGTTCTTGCCCCACAAAAGGAAAAGGGGCCACTGTCATGGCCCCCTTTTTCCTTGATTCCTTTAACTTATCGCTGTTAGTGCATCCTGTACTCGCTTGAGAGCCTCTTCATAACTTACCCCATCATCATTGACAATCTCAGTTATCAGGTTCTCCAGGGCTTCAGTAACTTTTTCCATGATGTAACTCCTGCTTGATTTGATAGGTTTATTTTATTCTATCTGGCAAGAGTTGTCAACACTTTTTACCGTCAATCTGAAAATTGGTTTAAATAGAAAAGAGCCAGGGTTTTACCCCTGGCTCTGTTTCTTGATTCCCTTGGTGTTTAGAAGTGGACTAAGAGATTGGTGATGTTCTCAAAGACTCCCTGTACTTCCTCTCTGGTCTGAAGGTCGCCTACTGCAACGATTTCTTTTTGGGTCTTAACTGTGATGCTCCAGAAGTGCATGTCGATGGTGTCACGCTCGTTGACTGTCATGATGACTGTGTTGATTCCCTGCGCACCCTTGGTGAAGTTAATCTGGATGCCGTTGTCGATGATGAGAATCTGCTTGACCTTTACTAGGGTTTGGAAGGAAGAACCTAGGGCGCTCATCAGGTTCCTGGCTATCTGTTCTTTCTGAGAGTAGGCGCTGTCTTTGATGAGGTAGTTGGCGTTGATTGCTGTAGTCATTTGATAACTCCTGCTTAACTTGATAAATGAAGTTTATATCATATGGCAAGAGTTGTCAACACTTTTGTCTAAATTGGTCGATTAAACAAAACAATGCCCCGAATCGCAGGGGATGTCCAATTCCATCTGTTTGGCACCGTAGTCCTCTGGTATGCGTACAGCCTCCTCTAGTGGTAGAACCGCAGCGTGGACAAACATTTCAAATTCCAATCCTGCACCCTTGCCCATATTGCGAATCTGGTCGTCAACAAGAACGGAATAATCCCAATCGTCTCCACCTGCCTGTTTCAGCCTCTTCCAAGCATCCTTGGAATGATATGGACAAAATGTGCAAGCACTCTTAGGCGGAATATCTAGACCGTGTTGCTCAAGCCAAGACACGCAATAGGCGCGGTTGAGGCGGCGGTCAACTAATGGATAGATATGTTTGATGTATTGCTTCCTCGATGTTTTCATCCGGTGCCATTCATCTAAAGAAATGCCCATTGATATCTCAACACATTCAGAAGAAATCCTCCCAACGATTGACCGAACGAAACGGTGGACCGGAGCAATCTTCCAATCCTGGGTGCATTGTCTATTTAATTGACCTGTCTCATTGGTCAATACATTCCTCGTAAAAGCTGGGGGCATAATACGATAGGAACTATTAGTGCGACTTGTTTTCCCTCCAATAGGGCTAGTATTTTCGGCTTTTACGGTTTGCACTTTAAGGCCATGTTCTTCCAACCACGGTGTCCACTTCTCCGCATGAGCATAAGTCCCTGCCATCTCATGGGTGGTGTCAGCATGGACGGCGTAATCGGGCATGGGAATCTCGCCAAGTGCCGCCATCGC